CACAAGCCAATCGTAATAAGTTAGATGATATTATACATAGAACGTACAAGATAGGAGGAAACAATGCCTAGATTTAATAAGGACACACCCACAGCTTTCCAGAACATGACGGAGGAAAGACAGAGAGAGATTTCCAGAATGGGTGTAGAGGCTAACAAACAGAAAGCCGAGGACAGAAGAAGCATGAAAGACATCATGAATTGGTTGTTAGAACAGAAACCAACCGAGGATGAAATAAGGGTTGCTCAAAAACTTTTCCCTAACGTTGACGTCAAGGAACTCAACAAGAAGGCTATGATAGCTGCTAGACAGATACACAAAGCAATCGCAGATGGCAACACCAAATCAGCCGTGTTTGTTCGGGATACATCTGGAGAAAAGCCAGTTGATGTATTTGAAACCACTGGAGGCGAGAGAATTGTCTATATCACAGCCGACATGAACAAAGCCACACAATCCCACATTGACAGTATGATTGAAAAGGATAAGTAATGGAAATTGATAGGGGGTATCTCGGTTATGCTTTACTGCAGAGAGGCTTTAGGGATTGGTTTCTCTATTGCTTTCGTGCAATCAATGGCACACCGTTTGTTGTTTCCCCTATTCACGAGGACCTGTTTGAACAGATACAGAACATCATTGATGGTAAAGACACCCGAGTTAATATCAACCTATGCCCTCGTTCTGGTAAAACCACTATTGCTATGTGGCTCACTGTTTATGCACTCACAGTCAACCCAAAGGCACAGATAATATACACATCATATTCGCAAGACTTGTTAGGGCAGGTATCAAAGCAGGTTGCTTCTATATTGGCACACCCAATTTATACGGCTATGTATTCAAACAATATCAGGGCTATTGAACAAGAAGAAGACCCTGTTGATGATTTCTGGAGGAATTACCTGATACGAACAACAGGTAAACCTGTCTATAGTACACGAAAAATTGTAACAGGTCAAGGGGGTATCGTTTTGTTCTCAGCCATAGGTGGTCAGATTACAGGTTTCGGTGCTGGCATACGAGGGGCAAAAGGATTTTCTGGAATACTCATTGTTGACGACGCTAATAAGGTAAGCGATAGCCGAAGCCAGAAGATGATGGTAAAAACACAGGAGTACTTTGTTGACACACTTTTTACACGCTTGAACAACTCGGATACGCCCATTGCAAACATTCAGCAGCGTGTCCATCAGGACGACCTGTCTGGCTATCTTGCCGAGGTATATCATTTTAAGACTTTCAAGTTTCCACTACTCGCTGAAGATGGAACTTGCAACCTATCAAATCAATATACCGAAGAACGTATTGCAGAACTCAAACTCAACAACTACGTTTTTAATGCCCAGTACCAGCAAGAGCCAATTCCTCTAGGTGGGGGTATGATTAAACATGAGTGGTGGAGATACTACGACAAGGATTATCAGTCTGTTCCTTTCCGAAAGTTATTTATCACGGCAGATACTGCATTTAAGACAAACGAGTGGAACGACTTTACGGCTATCGGGATGTGGGGAATGACTATGAACAATAGGCTATATCTTATTGACCTGCTTCATGGAAAGTTTGAAGCCCCAGAGCTAGAGGCTATGTTTATGTCCCTATGGAATAAATGGAACAAAGTAATTCAGGGGAAAGCCATCACATCTATTTATATTGAAGATAAGGCTTCAGGGACAGGACTAATACAATCACTCAGAAGAAAGGGAGGCTTGCCTATCATGGGAGTACAACCTAACTCAGATAAGAGAACGAGGGTGCTTGAGGCAATCCCACAAATCGCAGCAGGAAATGTCCTCTTGCCTTTTTCTGAAAATAGTGATATAAGTAAGAAAGTACTAGCAGAGGCAGATGCCTTTTCAGATGACATGAGCCACGCCCATGACGACATCGTTGATATGGTATGCTATGCTATTCAATATGGATTTAGCCAGAGAGGATTGTTCTAATGATTAAAGATGCCCTAAAAAAATTGTTAAAGAAAAAGAAACAGGAAATCGTTGAGGTTAAGGAAGAATTGCCCAAAATGACATATAGCGAGTATATGGCTAAGCTGGGCGAGTACCTTGTGCCTAATGTTAATAAGGAAGAAGTATTTGCCAACCTATTTCCTAGGACGATAAACGACATCAAGGTTATGAAAGAAAAAAAGGTGCGTGGCAAATTACAGATGGTCGCCACCGATGGTATTGACTCAGTTTCCAATTTCACGCCAGATATTCCTGATAAGATGTGGCAGTTTATTGCAGGACAGACATTTATTGGATGGCAAGCCTGTGCATTGTTAAAACAAAACACATTCATTGATAGAGCCTGCACAGTCCCAGCAAAGGATGCTATAGCTCCAGACTACAAATTAACCTACTCGTCTGATGATAAAGAGGCAAGCGATGAAGACCTCCTGAATATGAAGCAAGATTCTGAAAAGAAATACCACATTAACGAGGTATGTACAGAAATGGAAGTACAAAAGAAAGTGTACGGCTACTCACTCTGCATCCCTGTTATTGAAGGTGCTGACTATGAAAATCCATTTAATCCAGATGGCATCAAGGAAGGTTCTTATAAAGGCATGAAGGTCATTGAGCCATACTGGTTAGCCCCATTATTGGACAGTGACGCAGCAACTAACCCAGCGAGCTTGCATTACTTTGAGCCAACATGGTACACAGTTTCTGGTGGGCAAAAGATACACCGTTCTTGGTGCGTGAAGTTAATCAACACTCACGTTTCTGATATTCTGAAACCAGTTTATTACTTTGGTGGCGTGCCATTGACACAACAAATCTATGAACGTGTCTATGCAGCCGAGAAAACAGCCAACGAAGCCCCACTCCTAGCTATGACAAAACGTATGCTTGTTGTTGATGCTAACATAGAAAACTATATTGCCAACCCACAGCAAGCACTCCAGACAATTCAATCAGTCACACAGCTTCGGGATAATTTCGGGGTATATGTAAAACACCCAGAAGATACGGTACAACAGATTGACACCTCTTTGGGTGACTTTGATGCTTTGATTATGACACAATACCAGTTGGTCGCTGCCATCGCCATGATGCCTGCCGTACGTCTATTAAAGACACAGCCAAAAGGATTTAACGCCACTGGGGAGTATGAAGAAAAGGATTACAAACAAACACTCGTTGACATTCAGCAGAATGACTACACGCCGATTATTGAGATGCACAATATATGTATGACAAAATCAGACCATGGAAAAGTCATTGAGCTAGATGTTGTGTTTAATCCTATTGATGAACCAACCAAACAAGAAAAAGCTCAGATTGACCTCACAAATGCCCAAGTTGCACAAACCTATATTGCTGCAGGCGTGATTTCGCCAGATGAACAACGTGACATTTTGAAAAGCGACCCAGAAGGAACATACACAGCCCTTACTGGTGATGCACCAGAGCCAGAAATAAACGCTGATTTCGGAGACGAGGACAACAATGGTGAAGAAACAAACGAAGGTACTGACGAGCCAGCCGCTTCAGAGTAACGTAGGTATTGAGAAGCAGTATAAAAAGGAACTCGCCACTCTATGTAACAGTATGCTTAAGGATATTACCGAACGCATAGCCGCAATATACCGAGCTAACAAAGGCGAGGTGTCTTTTGCCATGGATGGTATCGCAAGCGACATGAAAAAAGTACTGGCTGACCTCAGAAAGAAGTATGAGAGGATTTTCAGAACACAAGGGACAGAATACGCCAAGAAAATGGTCATGCGACAACTCAGACAGTCTAGGGTATCATTCCAATCTGCCATGAAGGACCTGTTTCCTGAAGAAAGTTTGGTTATCAGTGGTAGCGTCATGTCCCCAGAAATGAAAGAGGTTGTTGAGGCTTCCATTATGGAGAACGTGTCTCTCATAAAATCAATACCCGAACAGTATCTTGATAGGGTCGCTGGTTCAGTTACTCGTTCCATTCAGGCTGGTGGTAGCATAAAACAGCTTAAGCAAGAAATCCTCAAATATAATGGTATGACGAGACGCAGGGCAGATAACATCGCCACTGACCAGACTAGGA